CTCTAGTTAATAATCCTTTAGATCCTAATGAAATCAAATATAATGCTAAAGCGAAAGAAGGATATAAAAAGATGACTACAGAGGAGTTTGCCAAAATTTCCCAAGCTGAATGCGGGTCCTCCCGAGGAAAGTTTGATGAGATAGGCGGCGGTGGTGGCGAAGGATAAAAAACAAACATACGAAGATAAATTTGAGATTGTAGATAACGAAATAAGGAAGCGATACTATAAGTGGCATTTACATGCCCTAGCATGGCTAGACTTTGATGACGTATCACAAATTATTCGTACTCATATTTATAATAAGTGGGAGCAGTGGGATCAATCTCGCCCCATAGAGCCGTGGGTAAATAAGATTATATCCAACCAGCTTAAAAATATTCTTCGTAACAATTATTCTAATTTTGCGCGACCATGCATTAGTTGTAAGCATAATCAATCTAAAGAGCAAGCAAGTGGTCAAATTTCCAATCTCTGCTCCCTTACTGCTAGCGGTTTACAATCAGACGAATGTCCGGACTTTGCCAAATGGTACAAGACTCGGAAGCAAGCTTATGATATTAAAATTCCAGTTTCTTTAGAGACTAATCCTTTCGATCGTTACACCCTTCCTGAAGATCACTATAGCATAGGAGGGGCCGTTATCTCATTACATTTATCAATGAGACAATATTTAAATGATCGTCATTATATTATCTATAAAATGTTATTTATTGATCATATAGATGAAGAGTTAGTAGCTAAAGTTCTGGGTTACAAAAGTAACGAAAAAGGACGTAAGGCGGGCTACAAGCAAATAAAGAACTTAAAAAATTTTTATAAAAAGATCGCTAAGAAAATATGCGACGAAACTGATATATTTTTCGAATGAAAGAATACGTTTTAACAAAAGAAGAAAAAGAAAAGAGTTTAAAACTTTTCGAAGAATTGGATGGCGATTTAAGTGAATGCACTAAAAAGTTATTTGATGATCCCAATGAAAAAGGCAGCACAGTGCGAGGGAGAGCCTTAAGAAAATATTGGGTAGATAAAGGTTTAAGTTATCGTACCAAAGTAAAAAAAAGAGTAGTAAAGCATTTTCTAATAGAGAACGAAAAAGCTTTTATACATAATCATTATGGGCCAGAAATGACCAAGCTTGAAGTTGGTCAACTGTTATGGCCTGAGGAATCCAAAAAGAAAGGATTTGCGGAGAGTGAAAAATTTATTGCCTTATGCGAATATATTAGTAATGAATTCCCTTCGGTTACCAGTACTCGAGATGATGCGGCTGGAGAAAAATATACCCCTCCCCATATTCTTACCACCGCGGTAAAAAGATTAAATAAAGTTGCCGCCAAAGAATTTGATATAAATAAAATAAATCTGCAAGACAAAAAATGCATAGAAAAATTAATTACATATTTGCAAGGTCCTAGATTTTTGCAAGTTATTAATTCTTATATAACCAAACAAAGCCGAGAACTTTTTGAAGCAGAATATATTCGTAGTACATGGGATAAACCTGATTTAACTTCTGATGAGTTAAATTTGTATGTTAATGTTTGCATGGATTATGTAAATCTTAAAGAGATAGAGCAACATAAACAAAAATTAAATTTAATGTTTGATGACGCTGAAGGGCAAAATGAATTAACCATGAGGCTGACAGAAATGCTTAAAACAAAAGCGGAAGAATACAATCAATGCATTAATCGTATTGATAAAATGTTAGCTAAACTTAATGGCGAAAGAGCTAAAAGGGTAGCAAATCAACAGCAGCGAAATGCCTCTATCATTTCGTTGGTGCAACTTTTTCAAGATGAAGAAGAGCGAAAGTTAATGATTAAGATGGCTGAAATGCAAAAACAAGTTGTTAGAAAAGAGGCCGATGAAGTAGAGAAAATGTCAGATTGGAAAGCGCGAGTATTAGGCATTAGTAAAGAGGATGCTATTTAATGGAAAGAATATGTACTAAAATTTTCCCTTGTGCCGAATGTAAAAAAGAATTTACTAGCCGAGCATCTTTGCATAAACATATTAAACAGCATGATTTAAATTTAGCCTCTTATTACACTAAATACTTTCCGCGTACTAATAAACTAACCGGTGACCCATTACCCTTCAAAAGGTTTGATGAATACTTTGAAAGAGACTTCTCCACAAAGCAACAATTATTAAAATGGTGCAAAGAGAGCCCTCAGGAGGAAGTTAAAAACTATGCTCTTTCATTATTAGAAAAACGGCATTTTAAAAAACAGAGAAAGTATGGTCCGTTTCATTTGGAAACAAAAAATTCTTTTCTTCCTTCTGTTTCCATCTATAGAAAATTATGGGGTAGTTACAATGCCGCTTGTGAAGAAATAGGTTGCGAGCCACTGTATAACAAAAATTTACCGCGTAACTTTTTTACTTTTCCGTTGCCTACAGACTTAACTGTCGCTATAGATACAAGAGAACAGAAGCCTTTGAATTTTGAAGGGTGTACCAATGAAATCCTTAAGCTCGATATAGGAGATTACACAGTCTTAGGGGATCATTATAGTTATACTTTTGTAGATCGAAAATCTGGAAATGACTTACAAGGAACCCTTGGTAAAAATAATATTGAAAGATTTAGGAGAGAGATTTTTCGGGCGCAAGAAATGGACGCTTACTTATTTGTAGTGATTGAATCTAGCGTCGAAAAAATAATTAAAGAAAATAAAATTTTTAATCGACGGTCTAATATTGATTATACCTTACGGCAAATAAAAGACATTTGTCATGATTATCCGCGAGCATGTCAATTTATTTTTGTAGAGGACAGAAAAAATGCATCCTACATTATACCGCGGCTTTTATTATCTGGTAAAAATATTTGGCGAACTGACATGCAATATTTTTGGGACACACGAGAACAATGAGTTGGCAAGAAGGAAATCAAATTAGAAACGGACTTAAACTTAGAAGCAATGAAGAGCTTTTAAAGATTGAAGGATTTTTAGATGAAAGAGAAGCTAAATTAGCTCTTTATGAATTTTTAAGAAATAATACCACCTTTGCAACTGATTTATTATTAGGAGTAAAACTTTTTCCTTTTCAACACATGGCAATTAAATCCATGTTTGAGACGGATTATTTTTTAGGAGTATGGAGCCGAGGGATGTCTAAATCTTTTACTACCGGTATTTTTGCTGCCTTAGATGCAGTACTTAATCAAGGAGTAGAAATAGGGATTCTTTCCAAATCTTTTCGACAAGCCAAGATGATTTTCAAGAAGATCGAAGATATTGCGAACAAGCCTGAAGCAGGTTTTTTTCGACAATGCATAACTAAAACTTCTAAAAGTAATGATGAATGGCTCATGGAAATTGGAGCTAGTAGAATTCGTGCTTTACCTCTTGGCGATGGAGAAAAGCTTCGTGGTTTTCGATTCCACCGAATTATTATTGATGAATTTTTACTCATGCCTGAAAGAATTTATAATGAGGTTATAGTTCCCTTTTTGTCTGTGGTGGAAAATCCCACTCAGCGCGATGATCTTTTTAAGCTTGAAAACCGGCTGATAAAAGAAAATAAAATGCAAGAAAAAGATAGATATATTTGGCCTAACAATAAATTAATAGCTCTATCTTCAGCTTCTTATAAGTTTGAATACTTATATAAACTTTACAATCAATTCGAATTTTTAATAGCTGCTGAAAAACAAAAAGATAAAGCATCTCGTTGTATCATGCAGTATAGTTACGATTGTGCTCCTCAACAATTGTACGATCAAAATCTCATCAATCAAGCAAAAGCCACAATGAGCCAATCTCAGTTTGAGCGAGAATTTGGAGCTATATTTACAGACGACAGTTCTGGTTATTTTAAAACCAGTAAAATGGCTATGTGTACGGTGCCTGATGGAGAGTCTCCTTGCATAGAAGTTCAAGGAGATCCTGACGCAGAATATATTTTAGCTTTTGACCCCTCATGGTCGCAGACAGAAAGTTCTGATGATTTTGCTATTCAAATTTTAAAGATTAATGCTGAAGAGCAAAAAACTACATTAGTTCATAGCTATGCTTTGTCAGGAACTTCCTTAAAGAACCATATCAGTTATTTCTTATTTTGTTTAGAAAATTTTAATGTGGTTAGCGTCTGCGGTGACTATAACGGAGGCGTTCAATTTTTGCAAGCATGTAATGAAAGCGACACATTTAAACAAAAGAAAATCAAACTACAAACCTTAGAAGTTGGCTTGGATAAGCCTGAAGAGTATCAACGAGATTTGCAGTCTTATAAAAATCAATATAGCAAAGACTCTTATAAATATGTGATATTACGCAAGCCGACCAGCAATTGGATTCGTCAAGCCAACGAATTACTTCAAGCTAATTTCGATCATCGTCGTCTTTATTTTGCGGGACGGGCTATTGATGATTCTTATACGAAACAAAAAAATAAAAGTATACCTATACAAAATCTTAAATTTTTACGAACTAGCGAAGAAAGCAAGCAAACTGCTGGAGCTAAAATGATTGATTTTATTGAGCACCAATCTGATATGATGGAATTAACAAAAAACGAGTGTGCTCTCATTCAAATTACTACTACTTCTCAAGGGACTCAAACTTTCGATTTACCTTCAAATTTGCGACGTCAAACTGGCCCCGATAAAGCCCGAAAGGATTCTTACTCTGCACTAGTGTTGGCCAATTGGATGGCAAAAGTCCACTTTGATTCGCAGAACGTCCAACAAGAAGATGTTATAGAAACATTCGTTCCTGAGTTTATAATGTAAAGAAAGCAACTTTAAAAGTCACTTTTATAACTTTAAGTGTAATTTATTTTTAACATGTCTGAAAAACGCAAATATACGAAAAGGTCCGATTACTGGAACAAATTCAAAGAACAAGAGAAAAAACACTTTGAAAATATGTCACAGGCAAGTGCTGGCGGTTATCAGCCAGAGTTACTAGGGGAATCCTTCTATAATTATGAGTCTAAAGCATATGCTCGGTCGGGAGGCCCTAGTTCTAGTACCAACACCCGGCGCAATAATATAGCTATTGCTCCTAAACTTTTTAAGTATGCTAATATTCGGGCAGGAATGTTGCCTTATGAATATGCTTTAGATGGAGTTAATGTTAGAGATGCAATAGAGTTAACCCAAAAGGCTTATGCGAATATAGCGGTTTTTAGAAATGCTGTAGACATGATGGCAGATTTTGCTAATTCTACTTTGTATTTAGAAGGTGGTAGCGCTAAATCTCGAGCTTTTGTTAATGCGTGGTTAAAGAAAATAAAAATTTGGAGTTTAAAAGATCAGTTTTTCAGAGAGTTTTATCGTAGTGGAAATGTGTTCTTATATACCATCGAAGGAAAAATTAATGTAGAAGATTTTTCTAAGGTAAGAAATTTTGGTTTAACTTTAAAAACAAACAAATTACCTGTTAGGTATATTTTATTGAATCCTTTTGATATTGTAGCTAAAAGGGCCACCTCTTTTGATATAGGGCTTTATGCTAAAGTGCTTAGCGAATATGAGGCAGAGCGGCTTAAGAATCCTAAAACTGACGAGGACAGAGAGCTTTATGAAGCTTTAGACCCCGCTATAAAACTTGGACTAGAAAAAGACTCTTGGGCTATGAATGGCTTAAAGGTAGAGTTAGATCCTGAAAAATTAAGATACGCTTTTTATAAAAAGCAAGATTATGAACCATTCGCTGTGCCTTTTGGTTTCCCTGTTTTAGATGATATTGAGTTTAAAATGGAAATGAAAAAAATTGACCAATCTATTTGCCGTACTATCGAAAATGTAGTTCTTATGATTACCATGGGTACGACCCCTGACAAAGGAGGAGTAAATCCCCGCAATATAAGAGCCATGCAGTCCCTTTTTCAAAATCAAAGTGTGGGACGTATTTTGGTTAGTGATTATACTACTAAAGCTGAATTCATTATTCCTGACATCCAAAAGGTAATTGGGCCAGCTAAATATGAGGTAGTCAACCAAGACATCAAAGAAGGCCTTCAAAATATAATTTTAAATCAAGAAAAGTTTGCTAGCACTGAAATCAAAGCTCAGATGTTTTTACAAAGACTTAAAGAGTCAAGAGATGGTTTTCTTAATAATTTCCTGCAACCTGAAATCAAACAGATATGCAAAAATTATGGTT